CATGTCCTTCTTGCTCTCCAAGAAGATCGTCCCGGCCGAGTCCGGTTTGGTCTTGGGGCCGGTAAAGTCCGACTTCAACTGCCGATCGTTCGGAATACTGCCGGACTTGAGCCAGTCACGCATCGCGCCCCACAGCTCTGCCCGCTTGTTTCCCCACATGATCGGGTTCTTGGACTTCCATCCAAAGTTCACCCCACGCACCTTATACCGCTGTTCCGTCAACCGGTCAAGTATGCCGTAGCCTAGCCCACCCTCGTCGATCACCGTCAGCGTCGGCCTGTACTCCTCGATTGCGTCGATGACGTGCCCGACCGTCGTCATGGTGTCGTCGCCTCGGTACCGCTTGATGTGCAGCAGGTCGCGCCCTTGGCGCACCACGATCACAGTGCTGTCGGCGCCTGACCGCGCCGGGTCGATTCCGATCACGATCGGCGCGTCTGCGTCCTTGTACCGGGGCCGGGCGGCCGCCTCGTCCACCAGTTGCGGCGGGATGAACTGGTCGTCGCCCGCGCTCGGAAACTCACCATACACCTCGATGCGGGCCTGCGGGCTGTCGCTGCCGTATTCCGCGATGATCTGCTCGTAGATCGCCTTGTCCGTGTCCTCGACGTCGCGGGCGTCGATGTGCTCCGAGTGCCAGAACTCCCGCTTGGAGTGAAAGCACTCGAAGAAGTAGCCTTGGTTGCGCCGGGGGTTGCTAAACGCCATCCAGAAGCGGTTTGGCGTGTTTTCTGTGAAGAAGCCGGCGGAGACGTCCCAGATCGAGTCTGGAATGCCTGACGCCTCATCAAAAATCAAGCACACCCCGTCCACGTTGTGCAGACCGGCGTAGGCGTCCGGGTTTTCTTCCGACCACAGGCGCCCCTCGATCGCCCAAAACCGCGTGCCTTTCTTCAGGTCGCGCTCGACGATCTCTGCCAGCCACTTGGCGGGCATCACCCGCGTCGCGCTGATCTCGAACCAGTGGCTGTTGATGAGAAGTGCCAGCCACTTGGTGATCTCCGCCCAGGTGATCGAGCGGAGCTGCGCCTCGCTGTTGGCCGACACGATGGTAGTGGCGCCGATGCGCGTGGACAGCATCCACAGCACGAGCCAACTGACGAGGGCCGATTTTCCGATACCGCGACCGGACGCGACCGCGCTTCGAAAGACCTTGTAAGCGGCAGCGTCGTTGTTGTTGCGGAGGTGCTCGGCAATCTTGCGTAAGAATCGACGCTGCCACTGACGTGGACCCTTGTGGTGCGCGAGCGGCGTGTTGGGCTGGCCCCAAGGGAAGGCCAGTAAGACAAACGCTTCAGGGTCGTTTTTGATCTTCGAGGACCACAGGCGCGACATCAGGAGTTCTTCCTCCTGTGCCGAATACTTGGGCTGTTGCATCTACGGTTCCCATGTCGATGACGCGGCGCTCGGCCGCTTCGAGCGCCGAGATGACGCTGATTTGCTGACTGACGTCGATCTGCACCTGCTGCTTGGCGACCCAGTCGTGCTTGTGCTTCAGGATGTCCAAGGCGACCTTGGCGTCGCCGGCGGCGGCCGCTGCGTACAAGGTCGTGCTGAGTTCGCGCTCGGCGTCGGCGCGCCCCTTCTGCTCAGCCAACTGCGCCAATGGGTCCATCTCGCACAACCGCCGATACTCGACCGGCAATAGACCCGCTGCAAGGGCCAAATTGTCCCCACGCAAGCCAAGCTTGGCCGCATCGTAAATCGCTTGCAGCCGGGCTTCCGTCGCGTGCAGTTGGCGTGCAGTAAGGGGCAAAGTTTGAAACATGCTGCGAGTTTAGCAGGTGGCGCCGCGATTGTGTAGATGACTGCTGTTAGCTGTGTAGCAGTTTGCAATAAAAAATAAAAATTGTTTGCGAGGCCTCCGTTTTTGACCCGTCGGGTCGCCGGCCCTGGCCGGGGGGCATCGCGGCCGCCGGCCGCATGCTCTCGAGCTGGTGGGCATCGTGCCTATCGGCCTGGCCGAATCGATAGATGCAGGCTATCGACTATCGGATCTGCGCGCCAGATAGCAGGAACCTATCGCTACCAGGACGCGCGGCGATGGGTCAAATACCCGTACCCCGAACAGTCGCTATCACACACATACAAGCAGGCGCGCGCCTGTACGTCATGGGTCGTATGGGCACACTAGCAGGATTGCCCATTGTGCCCATAGTTGACATGGGTCGAATGGGTCATGCCCATGAGGGGTTGATGCGATGCGGTGGAGGGCGAGGGGCTTGAGGCGCGGGGGGAGTCGGCGCCGGGGTCATATGGGCCAAATATCCCGGCCGAAAAAATCGCTGCTATACATACACATGTTATGTTATAACATCACATTTAGAAGTCCATAGATTGACAGATAGATGTCACCCATACAGTCCATTAGCAGGGACGCAACGCGTTGCACAGGCGCCCCATACCCGCGCCACCCGACTATCCCGTAGCGATGGGCATGATGGGCATGCCCATCGGCAGAGCTTGCGAATGGGCGTCATGGGCACGCCCATCAACAGCGCAACAAAGTATTTGCACACTCGTCGATTGTCTGATATCGTTCCAATCGTTGTCACACAATTTGGAGCACATCATGAATCGCGAATCACACTTTGTCAGTCTGTTCCACAACGTCCAGCACAACTTTGCTGTCGTCGAAATCGTCAATAACGACAATCGCGCAGACGAGCACGCCCTCGATCGCGTGTTCACAATCGACGATGACGGCGACGCTTACGCTGACGTCGCATACGACTACGCTCGCGCGATCGCCGTGAAATTCGGCCTCGGCATGGATTCGGCCTAAACCCTCACGGCGCGCCTCACCTCGAGGCGCGCCATCAACCAGGACATCATCATGCGTGGATTCATCTTTTACCGTGGCCCGTCAATGCTTGACGGTCAACCTATCGTTGGTATCGCTACCCTGCACAGCGAGAATGAGAAGACCGGCAACATGGTCCAGACTTACATTCTCAGGTCGGACATGACGCCCCTTGACGCGCTTGCGTCAGGTGCTGATGTCTCTATCTGTGGCGCGTGCCCTCATCGCCCCAAAACCATCCGTGAGCGCGATCGCAAAACCGGACGGTTCACATCGCGCCGAGTGCGCACCTGCTATGTGGACGTTGGCAAATCTGTGCAGCAAGTCTTCGGCGCTTTCGCGCGCGGCAGTTACCCGCAGCTCGAGCCCGTCGACGGCGCGCCCTTACTCGCTGATCGCATGGTCAGACTGGGCGCCTACGGCGACCCTGCGGCGATCCCCGCGCACGTCTGGATCGCCTTGCTCGCCTACGCCAAAGGTCACACGGGTTACACCCACCAATGGCGTAAACCGATGGCCGCAGACCTTGCGCCTATCGTCATGGCAAGCGCCGACAGCGCCAAAGATCGCGATATCGCGCGCGCCAAAGGGTGGAGGACGTTCACGATCCGCCGCGCCGACGAGCCCCTCGCCGCGCGTGAATTCGCGTGTCCGGCAAGCCCGGAGGGCGGTAACCGCAAACAGTGTATCGATTGTGGCGCGTGCGACGGTGCGACACGCGCCAATCAGGCCTCCGTCGCAATCGTCGTGCATGGTAATGGCGCGCGGTACTTCTAAACCACTGCGCGGCCGGTACGCTCCGGCCGCGCGCCTACTCTCGGAGCATCAATCATGGCAAAAGAAATGACCGCACGGTTTCCGGGCACTTGCGCGTCCACCGGCCGGCCGATTCGGCCGGGCGATCGCATCATGTTTCACGGCCGCGGCCGCGCGGTTTTGCTGACGCGCAGCTCGAGCGCGACCGCCGCGCCAGTGTCCGACACCTACCAGTTCGGCGATCGCACGTTCTACCGCAACGCGCGCGGCCGGTGCGAAGACGCGCCGTGTTGTGGATGCTGCACTATCTGATACACTACAAACTTTGGAGGGTAAGACCATGGGAAACCGTGACATTGTTGCTGACGCGATCGACGAGGGTACGGGCGTGCTCACCACGCCCGCGCGCCTCGAAGCCGATCCGGATTACGATCATTTTCTCTTGATCGAATGTGACGACTACAGCGACGAGCCAGACGGCTCTCGCTGGTACTGGGGTACCACCGCACGCGGTGAGCCGTGGAGCGTAATCGTCGCAGGGGACGTGCAATGATCCGCTTTATTACCGGCATCATCATCGTCATGGGCGCTGTGGAGGCGCCCCATGACGCGCCACTGACCCTCATCATCATCGCCGGCTTGTCCGGCCTCACCGTCGCGGGCTTCGGCGCGCGCAAACTCTCAAAGGGGAACTGACCATGAGCACATTCAATTTCGAAGCCGTATCGAAAACCACTGGCGAGATTCTCGCCGAGGCAATGAGCGCGGCCGCGCTCGAGGAAAGGTACGCCCCGCACGGGCATTGGGTGTTCTTGCGGAACACGGTCACGGGCGTCGAATGGGACATACCCGATACTGATCGGGACGATTAACCGATCAGGGTCCGGCCGTGAGCGCGCGTGCGCTCACGGACGCGCCTTGCGTCGACACTCATAAGGTCCACTACCATGCCATCCCTGACCCTGACGCGCGGCACCATCCGCGCCCTGCTCACGATCGCCGACACTGACGGCATCCGATATCCCGCATATGCGGCCGCCCACG